CGTGATAAAATTGAGCAAATTATTAGAGATGAAATTACAGATCAAGATTTAAGTAATACAGAATTCTTAATCAATCCAACTGGTAGATTTGTTATTGGTGGACCAGATGGAGATACTGGACTTACTGGAAGAAAAATTATCGTTGATACTTATGGCGGTTATGCTCCACATGGAGGTGGTGCTTTTTCAGGTAAAGACTGTACTAAAGTTGACAGAAGTGCGGCCTACATGGCACGTTACTTGGCAAAGAATATTGTAGCAAGTGGTAAGGCAAATAATGCCACAGTACAATTAAGTTATGCAATTGGTGTAGTAGAGCCAACTAGTTTGTATGTGTATGCAGACGGACAAGTAAGAACAGACTTAGTAGATTGGATTACAGAAAATGTTGATCTAACACCAAAAGGTATTATTGATAAATTTAATTTGTTTAGTTTAGATTTAACTACAACCACATTATATGGGCACTTCGGAAAAGACAATCTTCCGTGGGAACAAATTGATTTATTTTAATGAAAGAATTTTGGCAAGACCTAAAACAAGCAATTAGGACAGTACCTGACTTTCCTATACCTGGAATACAATTTAGAGACATCACAAGCCTCATAGAAAATCCATTAGCATTTAACAAAGCACTAGTAGACTTAACAACCTTATCTTTTAAAGCAACAAAAATAGTTGGTATAGAAAGTAGAGGTTTTGTGTTTGGTGCCCCAATTGCCAGAGACTTAGACTTACCTTTTATCATGGCAAGAAAGCCAGGTAAATTACCCAACGAAACATACAAAAAAGATTTTGATTTAGAATACGGCAGTACCAGTTTAGAAATTCAAAAAAATACAGAGTTTGTAGAAACTGATAAAGTTGTTATCATGGACGACTTAATAGCAACAGGCGGTACAGCAATAGCATGTGCTGATTTAATACATGAAAATTTTAATGTGCCAAAAGAAAATATCACAGTACTGGCAGTAATAGACTTGACAGACTTAGGTGGATTTGCTAAAATAACTGAACAAGGATACAACGCCGGGGCCCTTATAGAATATGAAGGAGAATAAATGGCAAGACCACAACAACAACAAAAGCCAGTAGATAAAAAACTGGAAGAACTTAAAAAGAAACAAGCACGGGATAGACGCAATGGCTAAAAAGCCTCTGCTACAAATTAAAGATATAATGGCGGCAGTAGATCGCAAAGACTACAACTACTATACTAATCTTACAGACGAACAACGCAAAAGTTTAAACTTGTGGATGACTCAGCGATATGCTAGTAGTGTACAAGGTAAATTTGCAGGTCACTATCTAGTAATGATAAATGAATTTATGAATACTAACTGGAGTGATGTAAGTAAGCATCCAGAACTGCAATGGAAGTTGATGTGTTTAGCAGGAGTGGGCAAAAGCCAATTTCACCCTTTTGTAAAAGTGCCTAAAGCAAAACGTAAAAAAGATAAAGTTGAAGAACTAATTAGAGAAATATTTCCGTTAGCAAAGAGCGATGAAGTAGAGTTATTGCTAAGTATTAACACTAAAGAAGATTTAAAAGTATTAGCAGAAATCAATGGTATCGATGACAAAGAAATAAAGGAAATATTTAAGTGAGTTTAACTTGCACATATTGTAAAAAGACATTTATGAGTGAAAGAACTCTAAGTGCTCATATGTGCCCACAAAAAAGAAGGCACACAGATAAAGATTTAACTCATGTAAGATTAGCATTCAGAACTTATCAAAAATTTTATGAAATAAACATGCATAATGCAAAGACAAAAACGTATGATGAATTTGCTGAAAGCAAATACTACACAGGTTTTGTAAAGTTTGGTAGAAAAATGGTTAAAGAAGATTTACTAGAGCCAAACAATTATGCAGAATGGCTAATTAGAGAAAGTGTTAAATTAGCAGACTGGACAAAAGATGCTACATATGACGTTTACTTAAAAGAATTGATTAAAAAAGAACCTGCACAACGAGGCATAGAAAGAAGTGTTAAATGTATGCAGGCATGGGGAGAAGAGAAAAGTGAAGACTGGGCAGATTACTTTAGAAAAGTAGCACCGCAACTAGCAGTCTATCACATAAGGGGTGGTAAAATTTCTCCATGGTTTTTATTCCTAAGCGAAAGCGGACAAGAACTATGGGGAAAGTTTAACAGTGAACAAGTTGAACTTATAAAAGATATTGCTGATCCAGGATTTTGGAAAAGAATATTTTTAAAAAACACAGAAGAAGTTAATCTAGTACAAGACATAGCGGAGGCGTCAGGATTATGAACGTAAAAATAGTAAGTCACAGCCAAGCACCATATAATGATGCTTTGCACAAACATTCAGCATTAGACTTAATAGCCTATTGCGCCAGGGTAAGTAACCCAAACAATCAAAATAATATAGAAACAAATGAAAAACTTGTGAAGTATTTGATGAAACACAAACATTGGTCACCACTTGAAATGGTATCAGCATGTCTGGAAATAGAAACCACCAGAGACATTGCACGTCAAATACTAAGGCACAGAAGTTTTAGTTTCCAAGAGTTTAGTCAACGTTATGCTGACCCTACACAGGATCTAAGTTTTGAAATCCGTGAGGCTAGATTACAAGATCTTAAAAATAGACAGAACAGTATTAAAACAGATAACGAAGAGTTAGAGTTGGAATGGAGACAAAAACAAGAGGATCTAATTAGACAAGCAACAGACACATATACTTGGGCAATAGAAAACGGTATTGCTAAAGAACAAGCAAGAGCAGTATTACCAGAAGGTAATACAATGAGCAGAATGTATGTTAACGGTACGTTGCGTAGTTGGATTCACTACATTGAATTACGTGGTGCAAATGGTACACAGCAAGAGCACATTGACATTGCTCATGCAGTAGCAGATGTTATAGCAAACATATTTCCACTTGCAGAAGAATTTAAAGGTAAAGAGATATGAAAAAACGAGAAGAAATGTTAGTAATCACAATGGAGGAATGTGCAGAACTTATTCAGGCATGTAGCAAAATGATAAGATTTGATGAACCGTGTGATTATAAACAATTACAAGATGAGATCGGCGATGTCATGTGTATGATAGATATACTCAAAAATGGCGGCCTTGTTACTGATGAACAAATACAAAAACGTATGGCAGTTAAAAAAGAAAAACTAATGAAGTGGAGTTTATTGTTCAGTGAAGATTGATTTTGATGTAGATATCGATATGGCTAACCGCGATAAACTGCTTTGTGTGTTAGATAATATCACAGGTAGTATCAAACGTCCAGGTGGCATGGAAAAACACAACACAGGCGTTTATATACAGCCTATACCCCATGATCCTGTAACAGGGTTAAGTAATATTGATCACAAAGAAGCAGATGATTTAGGTTATTTTAAATTAGATGTACTAAACAATAGTGTATACAACAATATAGAATCAGAGCAGGAGTTAGATAGATTATGTAGTCAAGAACCTGTATGGGATTTATTTGGTGCTAAAGAAATAGTAGAGCAACTATTTCATATTAGTAATCATTTTGATATTGTAAACCAACATAAGCCTACAAACATAGATCAACTAGCAATGATACTTGCAATGATAAGGCCTGGTAAAAGACATTTAGTCGGCAAAAGTTGGAGTGATATTGAAAAGGAAGTTTGGATCAAAGGTGACAATGACACATACTCCTTTAAGAAGTCTCATGCATATAGTTATGCGATGGCAATAATTGTTCAGTTAAATAAGTTAGTCAGCCTTCTTGACTAATTGAATTGTTCTTCTTTTAATTCTTTTCTTAACTAGATTATGAATGCTGGTCACTGGACCAAATATAACATCTATATCTTTGTTATTGAATGTTTTTAAACAATTCCTAAATTCTCTCATCTCATTAAATAAAAACACATCAATAGGGATTTGCCGATTACTTTCCCACCACCATGTTTCTCCTAATTCTACAAATTGTTTCTTTTCTTCGGGTGCAACTAGCACATTATAATCGTAGAAAGATGTGACTGCATTGTCTTGATTTTGAACTATACCAAAGTATTCCTTCTCACCATAAGTAAGCATAGTAAAGAAAGGAAACTTTTCTTGTATTTCCTGTTGGTCCTGCATATTTTTATTTATACCTTTGTAGATAAATACATTATAAGGAATGAACATGTATGAGCAATTTAACACTATTAATGTATCAATCAAACACACTGAATCTTGTAAAGAAGCAGGAAAATTATTATGTGGATAACAGAAGTATGAACAGAAAAGAATTTATAGTACACAAAGGTATGGACAATATCGTGTACATCAATATTACAAATCAAGATAGAAAAAAAGAAAATGTGTATAATAATGATATACAAGCAGACATTATCAAATACTCTACTAACGAAAAAGTATTGACAAGGTTTGCAGTACCTGGTCTTAATAAAGGTACAGCAGAACTCAAACTGTCAGAAGAAGATATGAATTCCTTAGTTGAAGGGCAATACAAAGTTTCATTTAAAAATGTTGCAGACGATGGCACTAAGACTCCGATCTATTCTGATTACAATAATGGAATACTTTGCACATTAATAGTAAAGAATGATGCAAACCCAACTCCAGTAGCAACGCAGGTTGCAAATGTTTGGAGCCAAACTAAAAATACTGGCAACGGTGATGCCGCAAATGAATTCACTAGTGGTTCATTCGAAGGTAATCAACACAAAAACTTTAGAGATGCAACTCATACAATAGGCTTATACTCAACTACATTTACAGGTAATGTTTTTGTAGAAGGTAGTTTAAGTTTACAAGCACCATCAAGCGATGATTCCAATTGGGCAAGTGTTCCTGTAGTCAACAATTTAGAAAGAATACCAATGGCAAATGTGTCTGGTGTAACTTATTACAGTTTCACAGGCAACTTTAATTTCTTAAGATTTAAATATTCTCCTGGTCCAACTAATTCAGGATCATTTGATAAAATCCTCCTCAGAAATTAAATATTACTATGCATAAGTTGAACAACGGCATCCACGCCTGTGTGTTTCCTACTAGGTGTGGCACACGGTGGATAGGAAAAAAATTATTTGATCATAATTTATTGGATTATGCCGCACCTCATCATATGTTTGATTTAAATGAGTTTGATAGTAATTTACAAAATATCATGTTTGTACGAAATCCATTTACAAGAGAACGCAGTATATTTAGATGGAAAGCCATCATTCAAAAAGATGTGTATGAAAATATAACTTTTAGTGACTATGTAAACAGCGAATTGTTTTATCACGAGCCATCTTATATAGGAACATATCAAGACAACATAAACTTAATTAATAAATTTGTACATTTAGAAGATATAAGTGATTTTTTACATAAAACATTTAACATAAAAAGCGAGTACATACTCGATTATCATTTCCCAGTAGATGATTTAGACGATGTATCTGCATTTGATAATAACATGAAAGATCGTGTACTAGAGAAGTATGCACAAGATATAAAACTGATAGATTTTAACTTGACTTCATACATATAATCTAGTATAATAACAGCAATGGAGCACTCTGACGCAATACAACAGGTACACGAGTTACTAACATCTCATATACCGCATAAGCATAAAAAGACACCTGCTGGTTGGGTAACTTTTAGTTGCCCTATGTGTAACGATAGAAGAGGTAGAGCAGGTGTAATTGCCACTGGTCCTAAGATTGCGTATAACTGTTTTAACTGTGGCTTCTCTACAGGATGGAGTCCTAGCAAAAAGATTGGTAAAAAGTATAAGGACTTAGTTGTAAAGTTAGGTGCAACTAATGAAAGTGTAAAGAAACTTGTACTAGAACTTATGAAGATCGAAGAGTTTGATAGCGAACTTGATGATATTGTAATAAACTATGAAAAATTTAAACCAGTAGAATTACCAAATGTAGTAAACGTCAGAGATATTCCTAAACTGCCATACAACAAAGCACACGAAAACATAATGTTATATGCAAAAGATAGAAAACTGCTAGACACAAATTATGATTTGTTTATTTGTGATGACTTTATGTTAAAGAACAGATTAATAATACCATTCTACTACAACCAAGAAGTAGTAGGATATGTAGGTAGGCATATAAATCCACCTACAAAAGAAACACCTAAATATATTAACAACAGTCAAGCAGGATATGTGTTTAATATAGACAAATACATTTATTCAGATAGAGACATTGTAGTAGTAACAGAAGGTGTTATTGATGCTATACTAATAGATGGTGTAAGTGTATTAGGTAATACCATGAACGAAAGACAGATACAACAGATAAATTCGTTAAATAAAAGAGTAATACTTTGCCCGGACAGAGATGCACCAGGTAAAGATTTAATAAGGCAGGCCGCTGAACTAGGGTGGGAAGTAAGTTTCCCGCCTTGGCACACTGATATAAAAGATGTTGGTGATGCGGTACTCAAATATGGCAGACTTTTGACATTATCTAGTATAATTAAATATGCTGTCGCAAATAAAATTAAGATTGAAGTACAGAGTAAAATGTTATGAGTGATATAAAAGAATACGGCGAAGATATACAAGAACTGTTTCTAAGATTTTTAGTTACAGATCCTGATGTATTTGTAAGGGTAAACAATATTGTTGAGCCTTATATGTTTAATAGAAAATACAGAGATGCTGTAGAGTTCTTAAAAGATCATGCTAACAAATATGCTAGTATTCCTACATTAGAGCAACTTGAAGCAGTAAATGGCTTAGATTTAAAGCCAGTAGAAGATGCACATGACAGTCACATGAGTTGGTTTATGGATGAGTTTGAAACATTCTGTAGACATAAAGCATTAGAAAAAGCAATACTAGATAGTACAGACTTATTAGAAAATAAAGACTATGGTAGT